GGCGGGAACCTGCAAGCGATGGGCGGGCTCGGTCCCCAGGCTGCGACTCTCGGGCAGGAGGAACTGGTTCACGGCGAGCTCTCCCGGAACGTCGCTGATATGCGGATGTCGACCGTGAACTTCGCCGCGGACTGCACGCTCGACCTCGGCAGACTGATGTGGGAGGACGAGACGCTTGAAATTCAGTCGCAAATTCCCGTTGGGAACTCTGGCATCAGCATCGACTCAAGTTGGATGCCCGGCGAGCGCCACGGGGATTTCGAGGACTACGACTTCAAGGTGGAGCCCTACTCGATGGTCTTCAAGACCCCCGAGCAGAAACTCCAAGAGATGTATCAGTTCATTCAGCAACTTGCCCCGATCTGGCCGATGTGCCAAGCGTCGGGGGCCACGTTCGACGCCGAAGCATTCGTCGATGAAGTTGCCCGGCTAAAGAACCGGCCGGAGTTCAAGCGACTCATCACCTTCGCTTCCCCGGCAATGATGATGGGCGACCAGAACGCGGCCACGAAATCCCCAGTGACTTCCAGGGAAACGGTTCGGAAGAACGTCTCGACCGGAGGAACCCAGGCCAACAGAAGTAGCGAACTGGTTAAAACGCTGATGGGGGCTGGTTCTGGTGGGCAACTCAATAGGAAACCGGCGTGAAGACGTACCTTCTGAACGGCAAACCAGTCTCCCGAGAAGAGTTCCTGAAGGGGGCGAACGACGACTTTCTGAAGGCCCCGGCGCTCGCTTCCAACACCTATTCCGCGCACGACCCGCTTCTCTCTGAAGGACTGGGCTGCATGAAATCCCAGGTAAAAGACTTGCGAGATGTTATCCGGAAGCATAACATCCAAGGGGTTCAGGTGAAGGAAAGCGGCCAACTGGAGATCACCAGTCGCCGCGGAAGGAAAGAGTTGCTCGCAGTTCGCGGGCTGGTTGATTCGGACGGTTCATATGGTGACTGAGACAACAGAACTGCATCTGCTAATCACTCACGAGCAACTCGTTCAAGGGTATTGGCAGCGAGTCGGAATGATGACCTACCACAGACATTTCACCATCGTTACCCGGAATAATGACGGAACGATTGTGGTCATTAACCCAAACCGAGAGAATTCGGACGACTAACATGGCGATTGCAGAACTGACCGACAAAAGCACGACCGAAGAGGTCAATTCCTACGTCGAGCAGGTCGTCGAGGAAGTCAAAGCTGACAGGGCCGGAACAGAGAAGGCAGAACCCAAGGGTGATGCTCGAATCGCTTCCGAGCACGCCAACAACGAACACAAGCCTGAAAAGGCCAAAGAAATTCCTGCCGAGGAAAAATCCGGCAGTAAGAAGCCCGCCGAGTCGAAAGACCCTGCGGAGTCCGGTGATGAGGAGTCTTCAGCCGAATGGATGGATGAGGACTTGAAAGCCGAGGTTGCCGCGTATGGGATTGAGGAATCGGACCTTGCCGATTATTCCAGCCGCGAGGAGCTTGAAAGGGCGATGCGTCTGTTCGACAAGAGCGCTTTAGCTGCCGGTAAAAAGGCGTTAGCTGAAGCCGATGGCCGCAATGTCAAGGGCCAGTTCTTGAAGAAGGAAGCAGAAGCCCCAGTCGTTCCGAAAGCCGAAGGGAAACCCGAAGCTCAGGACGGCAAGTATGAGCCCAAGTTGGACAAGGCCGTCTACGACGAGGAAATCGTCAATGAGTTCACGCGGATGCGTGACCATTACGAATCCCGTCTGGAGCGCCTGGAAACCCATTTCCAGGAGCAGGCTGCCAGCGCGGAAGAAAAGCAGTTCGATTCAGCCATCGACAAACTCGACATGCCCAAGCTGTTCGGAGTTACCGGCAAAGAGACGCCGGCCGAACTGAAGAAGCGTGAAGAGGTCATGGCGCAGGCTAAGGTGCTTCAAGCAGGCTACCGCAGCTTCGGCAGAGATGTCGAAATAGAATCGCTAGTTGGCCGTGCGGCTCCAATGGTGTTCGCAACAGAATTCGGCAAACAAGACCTCAAAAACCGGACCCGCAAGATTTCCAGGCAGAGTAACGGCAGGCAAGGTGGTGGGGCGACCAAGCCCCAAGACCCGCGGGAAGATCCCCGCGAAGAAGCCGACCGTGAATACCGGAGACTTGTCGGTTCTTAGAAATAAGGACTCGACTCGATGGCACTCGGCATTGAACAAATTGATGACTTCGTAAACTCAATTCACCAGAAATTCGCTGGTGAAGATCGTCTCGCGGCCCAGGACCTCTCCCTGCCGCTTCAGGAGTACAAGTTCGCCTCCCGTCTCTTCTCGGGCAACCTGAAGAAGGACACGATGGCCACTTCGCAGTGCAAGTGGAAAATCAAGGTGGCGACGAACAGCAACTTCCAGGTTGTCGGCCTCTATCACCGGGACTCGTCTGACCGTGTGAACGTCCTCAGTGAAGGCTCGATGAAGTGGGGGATGACCACGACGAACTACCACTACGACATCGATGAGGAAATCTTCCAGACCGGCGGGAAGCAGATTTACGACTATCTGGAATCGCTCGAACGCGACCTTATGACGGACTTCTACACGAGCATGGAAGACCTGATTTTCGGCGCTGGCCCGTCCAGTCCGACGCAGAGCCCGTTTCCTCCGGTCTCGCTTCTGCACTGGATCACTTCCACGGATGACGCCACGACCGAGAACAACTCGGAAGAGGGCTTCGACGGCGTGGCTCCCGTGGGCTGGGGGTCAGTCGGTGTGGGTGGAATTGACCCAACCGCCTACGACCAGTGGAAGAACCGCACGTTCCCCTACACCACGGTCGATCGGGCGGATTTCATCGAGAAGACCATCAACTCGATGGATATGTGCTACTTCCAGCCGCCGGTCGAGCGCCCCGACGTCGTGGCCCAGAAGCGGCCGAAGTGGGAATTGTTGACCACGCACAGCCGAATCGCGCAAGCGCGTCAGTTGCTGCAGTTGGGCAACGACAACATCGGCGACGACCTGGCCGCACACAGCGGCGCGGTCTATATCCGGGGCGTTCCGATGGTCTGGGTTCCGGCCTGGACGAACGCCGCTTCGATTAACATGCGCTCGGATGGAATCATCCTGGGAGTGAACTGGGACACGTTCAAGTGCTTCTACCAGCCGGGTCGCCATATGCGGAAGCGGAAGGCGTTCCAGCACCCCGATATGAGCAACGTCCGCGTCCGCTGCATGGACGATTCGCTCCAACTCGTGTGCTTCAACCGTCGCGGGAACTTCCGCGGATGGTGCACTGAAACGGTCACTGAGACCGCGTAAGTGAAGTAGTGCAACACTGTTGCACTTTTTAGTTTGTTCCTGGAGTGGCAACTTCGCCGCTCCAGGTTTTTCAGGGACAACGCCCACCCTTGGCTGGGTAATCCCGCTTCTTTTGAAAGGACTGACAGATGAATCTTACTTTCTCTGAATTCGATTCCAGATTGCCCTCTGGAACCCTGTGGCGGGGTTTCGCCCCTCCAACCCTCTTGCTTCCGGGTGGATCAAGCGCCCCTGACCAGAGCGGGAATCCGTCCTTCGGGTTCTTCGACAACTTCTTCACGGTTCCGACGACGACCCTGATTTCTCCGTACCTGAAGCTGCTTAGCGCTGGCTGCACGGCCGAGCAGATCGTGGACACGGCGACCGAGAAGGGAATCTTCCAGCTCGCCATCGACGGCAACGCTGGCAACGACGAAGCGGTTCTCCAGTGGGGCCGTGGAATCGCTGCTCCGTTCGAGTTCAACGTGGCGAAGGATTTGGTCTTCGAGTGCCGGCTCGCGGTCTCGGCGATCACCGCGGCGAAGTGGTCGATCTTTGTCGGGTTGGCGAAGGCCGATTCCACCGATGGCGCTGGAATTACCGACAAAATCTTCGCGGACACGACCGGACTCCTGGCGACGACCTTTGCGGGCGTCGGCTTCCAGCACCTGTCGGCCGAAGGCGCAGCTTGGGACGGGGCTTACAAGGCCGCTTCTCAGACCGCGCAGGACGGCAGCACGAAGACGAAGCTCGATTCTCTTCACACGGCGGTCGCGGCTACCTACGTGAAGCTCGGCTTCCGGTATCGCGCCAACCCGAAGACCGTGGAATACTACGTCAACGGCGTCATGCCGGGTGGAGTCAGCACCCCGGCGAGGCTGACGGCTTCGGAAGTCGCCGCGGCCACGTTCCCCCCTAGCACGGTTCCGATGGCTCCGGTCATCGGCATCAAGGACGTTGCCGGAGACACGGCTTTGACCGTGAAGATGGACTGGTGGGGCGCAGCCCAGATGTACTAATCGGCAGGAAACGATTCCCCCGCCAGACCTAAGATGTTAGGCTGGCGGGGGTTCTTCTAAGGAGTTTCCCTGTATGACCTTCCGACCTCTCCTGTTCCTGCTCCTCGGTGCGGCCCTTCTTTCGTATCCGAGCGAAGCTGCGGAGAAGCCCAAGGCGGTCGCCATCAACCGGGCTGCGGTTCCCGACGCTCAACTGAACGTGAAGCCGTCCTACGACGAGGGCGAACCGATTCGCATCGGCTGCACCTGCAAGCCGGTTGACGGCGTAACGCTCACGACCGAATGGACTTGGGACTCAGGTCTGAAGGCCATCGACATTGACGACCTGACGAAAGACTTCTGGGCAAAAAAAGGCCCGCACAAGGTCAGCGTCAAGCTGAAGATGCTTCGCACCCATAAGCTCTCGGTGCTCGTCCCTGGCCCTGGCTGGCCGGCAGACCCAAAGGACATCAAGCAGCAGCAGATTGAAGTTTTCGACTCGTACACCGAAAGCACGCTGGAAGGGGAGTTTGTTCAACAGGGAGCCGTAACGCCGCCTGAACCGCCTCCACCGCCCATTGACCCACCCAAGCCGCCGGACCCTACCCCGGCGGTTGGCCCGCTCAAAGTCTTGATCCTGGAAGAGACCGCCGACCGCAGCAAGTATTCCAAGGACGTTACCGGCTGCTACCTTTCGGCCGCCGTCGCTAGTTACCTGAAGACCCACACGACCCAGACCGGCGGCTTCTCGGATTGGGCGATTTGGGACGATGACGCCGTGCTGGGTGCCGATCTGTCCAACTGGGCGGACATCTACGCCAAAGCGAAGGTTCAAAGCGGCGCGAACACAGCAACCGCGCTAGAGCCCTGGGTCATCATCGAGCAAAAAGACGCGGCTGGAAAACCTGTCACGGTTCACAGCGGGCCGGTGACGGCGGACTTGCTCAACACGCTCAAGAAATTCGGGGGGCCGTAGCATGATGATTCAAGGTTTCCCCGTGATGGGTGACGACGTTCCGCACGCTCCCGAGCAGGGCCGTGGCTATGAAGGCCGTGACCTGGACGCCTATCCCGTTGGCGGGCTGAAGTGTGCCAAGCGTGGCACGTCGATCCAACTCATCGACCCGAAGGAATTCCCCGACCGCATCGCGCAGAAGACCAAAGAGAAATCCTGGGTCCGCGACATCTGCGACGAAGCGGGCGTGATCGTGAAGGACCAGCAGAACAGCAACTACTGCTGGATTCACGCCCCCGTTCATGGGATGGAGTGCTATTACGCTCTGTCAAACGGGATTCTCAAGCCGCTGTCGGCGTTCAAGGCAGGAGCCGACATCAAAGGCGGCAGGAACCAGGGCGGTTCCGGCATTGTCGGCGTCGAGTACCTCTCAACCAAGGGGACCTGCACCGAAGAGTTGCACCGCTCGATGGACTTCAGCACGCGGATTACTCCCGAGCAAGCCGCCAATTCCGAGTTGCATCTAATAACCGAGTGGGAGGACATCGACGCGGACAACAGCCAGTTGATGTACCAGACGGCCATCAGTTTGGCGCTGTCCAACATCCCCTACACCGTGGGCATCCCCAGTTGGTCCCATGAAGTATTGGCTGGCACGTTCCTTGTGTGGGACCCTTCTCAATTCGGCTGGAACTTCGGCGGCGTCGGACTGGGGGCGGACAATTCGTGGTCGGTCACTTACGGCAACCGCGGTCGATTCCTGCTCTCTCGCTCGTATTCCCGCTGGGACGAAATGGGCGCTATCCGCGCCTGCACTCCCGCAAACAAGTAAATGTTCCCTTCCCACAAGATAAGGATTTTCCGCATGACCAGTTACCTCGACTTCCTGAAGCTGATTCTCACTTGGGGCGACAAACTCCCTGCCGCTCTTGTCATCGTCCGAAACATCATCGACGAGTTCGGCCAACTCGCTTCGCTGTTCGGCGTGAAGCAGGAAATCACCCACAACGCCCCCGCGATCACGCCCGACGTGCTGGAGTGCGAAGGACAGATTGCGGACCTGCTTCCGGCCGAACACTCTGCCAGTGAACACGGCAAGCTCGGCGACGGAACCCTGCTGCGGAATGCCTGGGCGTTCTTCCAGGCTCACCCCGAGCTCTGGACGCTGCTTCTGACGTTCATCAAGTAGCCATGACAAAAGTCGAAGCCGAAATCGACGCCATGTTCGCGGAAGCGGAGGCCGAAATGCAGGCCGAGTATGACGCCATCAATCGTCAGAGGAAAGCGTTCCGCGACCGGCAGGATGAAATCGACTTGCTGATGACGAAGCGGGCGATGGAGCGAACTAAACCCAAGTAAGGAGACAGTGGGCTGATGCTACTGGCAGAAACAATCGAGGCGAAGTTTACAGTCCCCGAAAGACTCAGGGGACTCGACGGATGGCTGGAAATGGTGCAGGGACTGTTCACCAACTATCCGCTTCTGGGCGTGCTGGTAGTTCTAATAATCATCGACGTATTCACCGGAATCCTCGCTTCGGTGATTGCGAAGAACATTTCATCAGTCGCGTCTTATCGAGGGATGCTGAAAAAAGGAGTGATGCTGCTAGTGGTTGTGACCGCAAGGGTCATGGAGATCGTGGTCCCCCAAGCGCCGCTGATGTCGCTGGGGTGCCTCGGTTTCATCGCGGTCGAACTGGCTTCGATTATTGAGAACTGCGGCAAGGCCGGGATGCCGCTTCCTCCCAAGTTGAAGGAAGCGTTTGAGAAGTTCAAGGAGACGGAGAAGTTCAAGGAGAAGCCGCCAACCGTCGTGGAAGTTCACATGGAAGGCAGCGAGTATCAGTCGCCAACGCCATCAAAATTCAAACGGCCAAGCGATGTCAACCTAAAGGTTAAGGACAGCGGAGAGTTGGAAATCGTGGACGAACAAATCCACAGTACGGTCATCGTCAAAGGACAAAAGGGAGACAAAGGGGAAAAGGGAGACAAAGGCGATTCGTACCCACCGGAGAAATAGTCATGTCTAAAGGTTTCATTTTCTGGTTGATCATGCTGCTTTGGCTGCTGGCAATGCTGGGGGCTTACTTCAACGTCACGCCCTGGGCTGGGCACGCTGGCAACGTGGTTCTGTTCATCCTGCTGTTCCTTTTGGGATGGCACTGTTTCGGCTTCATTATCAATGACAGCAAAGGGACGCCTTAGTTCCCTTGTTCCTTAACCCCGTTAGGAGGTGATCCTGTGAAGTATCTGATTCTCTTCGTCCTCGCCCTGGCCATGCTGGCCTGCATCCCGTGTGCGGCGGAAGCAGCCTGCGGGCGTTGGTTCCCCGGCAAGAACCTGTTTCAAGCTCGCCGTGCGAACGTGGAGGCCCGCCAGAACGCGAGGCAGGCCAATGGCGCTCCGCAGCGCCCTATCCTGTATCGGGCGACTCATCCGTTCGGCGGCCGGCTGAGAGGCTGTAACTGATAGAATCAGTCAGAAGAAATTACCCCCGCGCAGTTAGTCGCTGCCGGGGGCGTGGTTAATCCCTTCATGCAAAGGAATCAACGATGGTCAGGGTACGAGAAAATGTTCGCGGAGTCGAGAGTGGAAAGACATTTGGAAATCGTGTGGTGCTTGGCTGCCCTTTCAGCCGCGGCAGCGTTGGGGAACACGGCCCCAATTGGTCGGTCGTCGTTAAATGCAGATGCGGCCGAATCGCCGTCGTTACATGCGATGAACTCGTGCGTCAGGGAGAACTCGCCGCTTGCGTCAGTTGCTCCAACTCAAGAGCCAAGCGAAAGCATGGAGAAGCGGTTCACGGAAAAGTTTCCAAGCTATACAAAATCTGGAACGGCATGCGCCAGCGATGCTACGACGAGAATAACATCGGGTGGCTCGATTACGGCGGGCGTGGAATTTCGATGTGCAAAGAGTGGGACGACTTCATTGTTTTCCGAGACTGGGCTCTGGCGAATGGCTACGAGGATGGCTTGGAGATCGACCGCTTCCCCAATAATGACGGCAACTACGAACCCGGCAATTGCCGATGGGTTACGCACACTCGGAACCAGCGAAACAAGAGAACAAGCAGAATCGTCGCCGCATTTGGAGAGTCGAAATGCGTGGCCGATTGGCTTGACGATGCAAGGTGCGTTGTGAAGAGAACCATACTTTATTCTCGGATTCGCAGAGGTTGGGAGCCGGAAAAAGCGATCACTTGCCCGTAAGGGCTTCGCGCCAGCCGGTGGGAGGGAGAGGCCTGCCGGCTGGTTTTAATTTTTTCACAGGCCATGAATGAGGGGGCAAGCTAATGTCGCAAAATCTCAAAACCCTACTGCTGGCAATTTCTGCGGCAGTGATAGCAATTGGCGTTGCAATCGGTGTCTACGTTAATTCCGAGACGCCCCCAGTTCAGCCAACGGCTACGATCACGGCCAGCCCCACGGCAATCCAGGCAGGCCAGTCCATTGAACTAACCTGGAGCACGACCGGCGCTGCCGATGTTAAGATTGACGATGCGACGGTTATTGCAGCCGGAACCAGAACCGAGACTCCGGCCGAGACGCATACCTACACGCTTCAGGCGAATGGTGAAGGTGGTTTGTTTGCGACGGCAACGGCAGTAGTCACAGTTACAGTTCCTCCACCGCCGAGCGGTTACGAAGTTGGACCGGGGAAGCAGTATGCGACCTTGGGCGAAGTGCCGTGGACAACCCTCGCTCCTGGAAACGAAGTCAAGGTCTACTATCGGCCAGAACCGTACCGCGAGAAATTGTTGCTTTCCAGCAGCGGAACAGAGGCAGCGCCGATCAAGCTAACCGGCATTGCAGGTCCGAACGGCGAGCGGCCGATTATCGACGGCGAGAATGCGACGACAGCGGCCAACGTGCCGTATTATTACGCCGGCACTCAAGACCGTGGCTTGATTGTTGTTGCCATGAAACTTGGAGACGCCTATGGGTACAAGCCGAGCTATCTGGAGATTTCAGGGCTGGCTATTCGCAACGCATGGCGAAACACCGACGCCGCACCAAAGTCATTCACAGCGCCGGACGGTTCAACGCGGTTTTATCAGTTCAACGCGGCTGGAATCTTTGTGGAGCGTGGCGAGCATATCACCATTTCCAATTGCGAAGTGAGCGGCAACGGCAACGGGATTTTTGTGGCGTCTGGAGGCGACCAGCAATCTATCAGCAAAGACATTCGCATCATCGGCAACCAGATTATCGGAAACGGGAATGTAGGCCGCGACCGCGAACACAACTCCTACTGCGAAGCAATCGGTATCGTTTACGAGAACAACGTCTATGGAGACTTGCGCACTGGCTCACTGGGCATTGGACTCAAGGACCGCAGCGCGGGGACGGTCATTCGCGGCAATACTATTTCTGGTGGGGCTATCTTTCTGGATTTGGTAGACGCCGAAGAGTCATGGACGATTACCACAGCGGACCCCAGTTACCACACAACGCTCGTCGAGAACAACACGTTCACTAATATCTTCGACCCTGGGCCTGCCCCGGACGACGGCACGTTCCTGATTCATTATGGGGGTGATACAGGGCTGCCTGCGCACTACCGCAAGGGAACGCTGTATTTCAACAACAATTCAGTCAGCGTAACTGCAAACCAGTCGAATAGATGGCGCACGATTCTCTTCAAGTGCGAGACGGATTCTGAATTGGTGGAAATGACCGGGAACACGGTTGTAGTTCAGCCGTTCACTACGGGGCAGGCGAAAACGCAATTCTGCCTGATGGAGAAGTCTGGCCAGTTGACTGTCCTCGCGGGCAACAAAGTTACTCCTGGATGGACCCAGTTTCGAGACGGGGTAACGATTACTGGCACGGTAACTGGCAGCGAGATGATTATGGCCCCATGAGCATCGCCAAGGTCCAGCAAAAAACGGGCAGCGGTACAGCCACGACGAGCTTTTCTTTCACGCTGGACTCGTCCGTCACCGCTGGAAATCTTATCGAAGTGTCTATCACTTCCCGCCAAGATGCGACGGGAGGCCGGACTGTCTCTGTTTCGGATGACAAGGGAAATACCTACACGTCGGCAATCATTGCGCCTGTATCAACCATCGCGTTCACACGCTTCACCCAGAAGTTTTACGCAAAGAATGTCACCGGCGGAACGGTGCAAGTCACTGTCACTTTCAGCGCTGCGATGACGGGCAATGCAATCGCGGTTGAATACAGCGGACTCGACACCACGGCCCCGCTCGACAAGACGGCAAGAGGCGCAGGCTCTAGCAGCACTCCAGCTACGGCTTTGAGCGGAACGCTTTCTCAGGCCGACGAACTTGTGACATGCAGCGTCGTTCGGAACGGAGCAAACACGCTGACAGAGGGGTCTGGCTTCACGCTGAACTCCCTTTTGGCGGCTGTTGTGAACACGGGCGGCGATGAGTACCAAATCGTTTCGGCGACGACATCACTGGCCGGTACTTGGACTCTCGGCGGAAGCGAGGCGTGGGACGCCGCTCTGGCAACTTACAAGGGCGCTGCTTCGTCACCAAGTTCCAGTCCCAGTCATTCACCGAGCACGTCGCCCAGCTCCAGTCCGTCGTCCTCACCATCTTTTACCCCGTCATCTTCACCATCCAGCAGTCCCAGTAGTTCAGTCAGCCACACGCCCTCTTCGTCGCCGTCCTCTTCAGTCTCTTCAACTCCGTCATCGAGTCCGTCCTCATCTCCATCTCCTTCCTCATCCCCTTCGGCTTCCGTCTCGTCGACCCCTTCCTCATCCCCTTCGTCATCTCCCTCAGCAAGCCCCAGCACTTCGCCGAGCAGCACGCCATCCGCATCTCCATCCACTTCGCCTTCGACCAGTGTTTCCTCATCACCATCTGGCACGCCCAGCGCTTCGGTATCCTCTTCCCCCTCTTCCAGTCCCAGCACTATTGAGGAAATCAGCATCACAACGGATACAATACTCGTCATGGCCGATTCGACTCAGCGATCCAGGGTGAAGAGTACAATAGCCCACACGGAAATTCAGCTGGTGACGGAAGCGGGCCACAGCTTCTCGACCGAGACCACGCTTATCGAGACCGATTAACTTGTCCCAAGAGACCTTCACTACCTCCGGAAGTTGGCACTGCCCGGCTGGTGTTGCGTCTATTCAGTTTCAAGGCTGGGGTGCCGGTGCAGGCGGTTCGGTAGAAGCGGGCGGGGAAGCGGGCGGCGGCGGCGGCGGGTACTCCAAGAAGCTCTCCATCGCGGTCACTCCTGGCAATGACTACGCCTACGTCGTAGGGGTAGGCGGTGGGCCGGGAGTCGCTGGCGGTGACACCTACTGGGTGGACATCAGCACGGCCCTGGCTAAAGGTGGAGCCTCGTCAATCACCGGAGGACAAGGCGGGCAAGCTTCCTCGGGCGTCGGGGATACTAAGTTCTCGGGTGGAAACGGCGGAAACGACGACGGCACGGGCCACGCGGGGGGCGGCGGCAGTTCTGCGGGAACGGCTTCCGACGGCGCGAACGGGGCCAACGGAACTGGCGGCGGCGGCGGGGCAGGCGGAACAGCCCCCTCGGGCGGAGGAAACGGCGGAGCTGGTGGCACTCTGGCCGTGAACGGCACCAACGGTTCTGCACCTGGCGGCGGTGCTGGCGGCGGCGGTGCGACGGCTAACGCTGGCACTGGGGCCCCTGGCCAAATCATCATCGACTATTCGGTCAGCAGTCCTTCCTCATCCCCTTCGACCTCGCCCAGCCCGAGCAGTTCAGTTTCTAACACCCCCTCCAGCAGCCCGAGCAGTTCGGTCAGCAACACTCCTTCGGCCTCGCCATCAAGCTCGCCAAGCCCAAGCAGTTCGCCCAGCAGCAGCCCTTCATCAACTCCTTCGGCAAGCACCAGCAGCAGCCCCAGTTCGTCGGTCTCGAACACGCCCAGCAGCAGCCCGTCCCACTCGCCATCGTCGTCGCCATCTCCATCGTCGAGCGTAAGCAACACGCCCAGCAGTTCGCCGTCGCCATCTTCATCAGCATCGAACACGCCCTCTACCAGCCCTTCAGCCAGCGCTTCGCACAGCCCCAGTGCTTCGACCAGCCACAGTCCCTCGACCAGTCCATCCACTTCCCCCTCACCGGCTGAATCGGAAGAGGCGTTCGACATAATCGTCACGTAAGGATCTCACATGGCCACACGCATTATTCAGAAGTCGTTTCGCGTGGAAGGTGTTCTGACGGACGTGACCACCGCGAAGATGTCCGACCCCACCGGGACTTACGGAATCAGGCGGAACGATACCCTGGCCGTCGTCGTGGCCGATGGGACGAATATGACCCACAGTGCCACGGGGGTCTACGAATACTCGTTCGAGGACATTCAGGACATCGCCTACACGGCTTACGTCGAATTCGTCTACGCCGGCTCCACGTTCCACTTCGAGGTCGACATTCCGGCCCGGGCTGAAACGGGCACGATGGTCGCCAGCTACTCGATGCTGACAGACCGGGTGGGGCATTTCCTGTTTGGAATCAGGACGGGATTCGACTCCGACCAGCTCGACGACATCGAGCAGTGCATCAGGGACGGATTACACGACGTCTATTCGGCCCATCCCTGGAGCTTCTTCCGGCCAATCGCGGAGATCACGACCACGGCTCCGTACTCGACCGGGACCATTGGCATCGCCGCGGGCGTGGTAACTCTGGCTGCCGGAACCTGGCCAACCTGGGCTGCCGTTGGGGTTCTGAAGGTAGAAAACAGCTATTACGAGGTTGATTCGCGGGGAAGCAATACCCAGATCACCCTGGAAGACACTTCCGTCACCGTGGCCGCCGGAACCAGTTACGAGCTCGGGCGGCCGGAGTACGACCTGCCAACTGGGTTTGAAGCGATTTCCGGGGACAGCGACCTCAACTACGAACCGGGCCAAAATGAATGGTTCCGGCCAGTTCAACAGAGGCACGACAGCCGGCTTCGCTTGCTTCAGGAGACCGACCCCTTCTCCGATCGTCCCGTGCTCTATTCGGTTAGAACGGTGACGTTCGACGCGACTGTAGGCTCTCGGAAGCGGCTGGCGCTCTACCCGACCCCCGACGCGGCCTACGTCCTCCGGGTCCCGATGCTGCTCAGACCGACGATGGTGGATGAAACAAACCAGTATCCTGTTGGCGGGGAAACGCTGACTCAGGTTATCATTGAAGCCTGTTTGTCAGCGGCCGAGAGGAATTTCGACGAAGAAAACAAGCGGCATACCGAACGGTTCGAGCAGATGCTTCCCCTGGCAATCAAGGCCGACTTGGAGAAATCCAGCCCCACTTCCCTCGGGCCTGACCGGGGAGACTGTGGCTATGGCTGGGGATATGGTTATGATGAAGCGGCCCGAGCCTCGCGGATTGGGAGTCTCACTTTAGACGGTGACACGCTTTAACACAGGTGAACCCATGCTCCAAAGAGTAACCACCACCATCCTGACCGATGCCAGCGGAAACGCGACCGTGTACCTGGGGAGCAAGCTCCGCGGCTTCCTCCACATGCTCGTCTACCGCCCCGGCACACTGGACACGGGGACCGACCTGACGATCACGGCGGAAGAGAGCGTCCCGGCGAACCCGCCGGCCGGGTATACCGCGCCAGCGGGAAAACCGATTCTGACCAAGGTCAACCTGGGCACGGGGAATTCCTTCCTCTACCCCCGCGCCCTGCCGACGAACGCGAACTCTGCGACCGGCCCTCTTGGAACGGTTCCTTCCGAGCGGATTCCCCTGCTGAACGACCGAATCAAGGTAGTAGTTGCCGGGGGCGGAAACGCTCTCACTGGCACCATCGAAGCGATCTACGACGAGGACGGTAAGTAGCCTCCTCCCCTTCCTCTTTTCCGAAAGGAAATGTTCCTATGCCTACCGCACATCGAATCCTTAAAGACCTGTACGACCATTCCCACGTTCTTCCCGACCCAGGAAACGGCAAGACGATTCGCGTCGACCAAGACCTGATGATCTGCGAAATGGTCTCCACGGGGGCAGAGACACGCACTCTGGCGGCTCCTTCCAAGGCCGGCCTCCGGTTCATCCTGCGGATGCTGACGGACGGGGGCGACATCGTGGTCACTCACGCGCCCGGCTTCAATCACGCCGGGGAAAGCAAAGCCACGTTCGACGACGCTGGCGATCTTCTCAAACTCAGGTCCGTCGAGACCGCAACACACGGAACCTTCCGCTGGCAGATTGCGACTCGCCGAATCGCTTACCGGGCTTAGTTTCCTCTGGCCCCAGGGCCTGTTCCTCCTTCTCGAAAGGGTTTTCCGATGTCCACTACCCCACTGCGAATTCTCAGCGATCTATACAAAGCCGGCCACGTCCTGAGAGACCCCGGCAATGCCGGAATCATTCGCCCGAACAAAGACCTCATGGTCTGCGAGATGACCTCGGGTGGTTCCGGGGAAACTCGCACCCTCGCCAGGCCGACCAAGGCTGGTCTTCATTTCGACCTCCGGATGAGCGTAGACGGAGGCGGCGACATCACCGTCACCGCCACTGGCGGATTCAATATCGCTGGGGAAACGCAAGCCATCTTCGCAGATGCCAGCGACTTCCTCCCGCTTGTGTCCGTCACGGTTACTGCTCCCGTTGGTGGCAGCGGAGGCGTTTACCGCTGGGAAGCCGCCGAAGGGAACCTCGGAACGGTCATCGCTTCGGCCTCGGCGTCGAGCAGTCCGTCAAGCTCGCCATCGGCGTCGGCGTCGAATACTCCTTCGAGTTCCACGTCGCCCTCGGCCTCGGCGTCCAATACCCCTTCGAGTTCCACGTCGCCATCGGCGTCTGTGTCCAATACGCCGTCCTCGTCGCCTTCGCCTACCTAATGAGCGACTTGACGGTCATTTACCTGACCTGCAACAAACTCCCGATGAAATGGGTCAAGTTTCATCGGGAGCATCTGCTTCGCGCCACGGAAGGCAGGCCGATGGTCTGCATCTCTGCGAAGCCGATGGACCTGGAACGACCGGCCACGGCCTACCTGATTCAAGATGGGCCGTTCTGTGCCTGGAACGTGTACCGCCAGTTGCTTCGCGGGGCTGCGATGGCGGAAACACGGTACGTCGCCGTGGCAGAGGACGACACCCTCTACCACCGAAAGCACTTCAGCGACTTCCGGCCGCAGGATGACGAAGTGGCTTACGACATGAGCCGCTGGTCGGTGATTTCATGGATGGAGCCGCACAAGCAGTACTTCTCGGCGATCCGGAAGCACGGCAATTTCACCATGATCGGCCCGCGGAAGCTGGTCGTAGACACGCTGGAAGAGAGGGAAGAGAAGTGGCCAAACGGCAGGGATTACTCTGGGGAAATCGGCCGGCGGGAGGTCGAGAAGATTCTGGGTGTTCGCAGGAACAAGCTGGTGGAGTGGTACTGTACGGAAAGCATGGTAAATTTGGCGCACCCAGAAGGATTATCGCCTACTTATATCGGCGTTCCGAAGCTGGAGCGAAAGCCCGGTGAACTCAAGGCGTGGGACATTCCTGGATGGGGCAAGGCGAAGGACATAATTCAGCTATACAACGAAGGAGTGAAGGAAGATGCTCGACTTGCGGGAACACCTGAATAAACACTTCCGGTTCCAGGGTGGACTGGATAACCTCCCGATTCTGGCGACATCCCTCCGGAGGGGGCGCAGTGACACCAGGGGCAGGCAGACACTGGGCAAGGTGATGAACGACATGGGCGTGAAGAAGATGGTCGAAGTGGGGACCCGCTACGGGGCCTCAGCGATTCTCTGGAAGCAGCACATTCCCGACCTGGACCTGACCTGCATCGACCCCTACCGGGCTTACCACCGAATCCGCCAGGAGTCTCAGGACAAGATTTACGCCGCGGCCTGTCTACACGCCGAGCAGTACGGCTTCAAGCTGATTCGGAAGGCCAGTCTCGACGCTGTGGACGACTTCGAGGACGAATCTCTCGACGCGGTGAACATCGACGACGATCACACGTTCGACGCCTGTGTCCAGGGAATCATTCGCTGGGCGCGGAAGGTTAAGAAAGGCGGGCTGGTCCTCGTTCACGATTACTGTGCGTTCGGCCTGTCGGGAGTGATGTGGGCAGTGAACGGGTACACTCATTCCCACAAGATTGACCCCTGGTTCGTGACGCGGGACTTGGAACCGACCGCGTTCTGGCAAAGGGGGGCGGAAAAGGCTGGGCTGGGGTCGTGAGGAAGAACGTCGTCATCAATCTCGACTGCGGCTGCCGCGTGACGTACTATGCTCCACGGTTCAAAGACAACAGGCTGATTGCTTGCGAGCGGCATGGCCCGCGCGGGATACTGATACAGCGGCGAGAACTGATGGAAACCGCCAAGAGAAAACTCAAACAGGAATTCCTCAAGGTATGAAGCTCTCGATTGTCATTCCGGTCCTGAATTCCCACGAAGTCCTTCGCCGGCAGATTCTCTTCTACCGTCAGATGGGACTGCCAGACGACACGGAATTGATTATCGTGGACGACGGAAGCGACCCACCGCTTCAAATCATGGACACTGATTTGCCTGGGAATGTGTGGCTTCATCACACAGACGACTTCCGCCCCTGGACCTGGGCCCTGGCACGGAACGCCGGGGCTCGTATGGCTCGCGGCGAATACCTCCTGATGTACGACCTCGACCACATTGTTCCGAAATACGCGATTGACTTCATCAGGAAAACCAACGTCACCAAAGTCCAGTTCGTCCGAGAATTCGGGGTGCTCGATGAACTGGGCAGGCTGACTCAGGACCGCGACGTTCTCGAAACCTACGGGCTTCCGAAGAACGTGAGTTTGGCTCATGGGCCGCTTCCGAACAACTTCGCCATGCGAAGAGACGTGTTCTGGGAACTGGGAGGCTACCGGGAAGACCTCGTTACGAAGCCCTACCCCCAGGGTGAAGACCGGGCCTTCCGCAGCGCCTGGCGGACTTACGAGTTAAAGCGCGGTGGAGAGGGAAGCCAAGTCTGCGAACACCGGCCGAGGATCTTCCACTTCCCCAACGGGAAATACGTCGGGGACGTGGACGCCGACCCGCAGGGGCTGTTTCATACCCTGAGCAGGAAGACTTCGAGGAACTGGTTCCACATGAACCCAGGAAAGAGCGCGAGGCACCGCAATGGTTGACACAGTGCTTCTCAAAGGAACGCATCGCGGGCATCCAGCCCAAGCCTATTGGACGCGAGTTCAAGATGGGAAGACGTGGCGAGTAACGCTTACGGTCGGCAGCAAAAGCACTCGCTACAGAGTTGATCGACGTGAGAAGCCGTGCTGGTCAGTCTCGACGCGGTTGATGGATAAATACCTCCCTGGGTGCGGCAGCGTAAAGCGGCGACAAGAGAAGCCAGTGGCGGACGACGACGGTATGATTCTGAAGATTCGTTAGGAATAAGAATGGTTGAAGTCTCGATTAAACGTGACGCCTATCTCCGGATGCTCGACCGGCATCGTCCGTTCTGGGCTGCGATGCACGAATTCGTGTACGCCAACCGGGTTAAGAGTATCATCGAGGCGGGCTGCGGCGTGGCGGAGTTGTGCGAATCGGTTGACTCGTACACGGGAATCGACATGAATTCCCAAGTGCTTGAGGACAATGAATCGTTCTACGGCAAAGGCTGCTGGCTTGACGAGAACTTTCTGGAGATGGATTTCAACGGCCGTTGCCAAGCCGAAATGTTCCTGTCAGCCTCGCTGATTGAGCACTGCGAATCGTTCGAGCCATTTCTGGAGAAGGTTCTGTCCCTGCAACTGGAGTACGCCGTCATCACGTTTCACAAGGGACTGCGGGACAAAGAGAAGATTCGCCACCAGCGAACCGATCACCGTTTCTTCGATAACTTCTACTGCCGCGCCGACGTGGTGAAGTGGCTGACGTACAACGTGACCGAGCACTGGCGTATTTTCACGCTTCCCGTGTCTCGCCAACTGAAAGACCGCTGGGACTCAGTTCTGGTAATCGACTGGACAGGGAAAGCCAATCTGGAGATGTGGGAAAAAAGGAATGTCAGCTAAACTGCCAGTCATCTACCTCATCACAAACACCGTCAACGGCAAGCAGTATGTCGGACAGACGCTGTGTGGGCTAAGAGATCGATGGCGAAAACACTGGCGCAGGGCGGAACAGAACAAGGGCGATTGCCATGCGATCGGAGCGGCGATTCGGAAGTATGGAAAGGATGCCTTCACAATCGAAGTGATTCGTGAATTCCCACACGATGCAACCCAGCAGGAGATTGACGAGGCGGAGCAGGCCGCCATCCGCGACCTAAACACGCTTTCTCCAAACGGCTACAACCTCATAGACGGCGGCAAAGGCGGACGTCGATCTGCCGAGACAAGGGCGAGGCAGAGTGCGGCCCTGAAGGGAAAGCCGCTCTCCGAGGAGCATTGCCAGAAACTCGCGGAAGCGCAGCGCAGACGAACTATTACAGCAGCCGTTCTCGCCGGTCACAAACGCCGGGCCGACATGCAGCGAGGCGTGAAGAGGTCCGCTGAATCCGTAGCCAGAATGGTGAAGGCCCAGAGGGCCGTTGCGCAGTTGCCCAGGACGGAAGCACAAAAGGCAGCCGCGAGAAGACACGCGGAGTTTATGAAAGGTCGCACATGCCAGCGTTCGAGCTAAGTGTCATCATTCCGGGCAGGAATGAAGAGTTTATGAGGCACACAGTCGATGATGTCCTTGCGCATTCCAGTGAATCGACGGAAGTGATTTGCGTGGCAGACGGCTACTGGCCCGACCCGCCTCTCGTTCATAATCCGCGGCTTCAAGTGGTTCATTTCGGCTCACCGGTAGGCCAGCGGGCGGCTACGAACTACGGCGCTCATCTCAGCCGGGCGAAGTACGTGATGAAGCTCGACGCTCACTGCTCGACCGACGATGGATTCGACCGGAAGCTGCTGGCCAAGATGGAACCGGACATGACGGTAATCCCAGCCATGCACCGGCTTCACGTATTCGACTGGCACTGCAACGGCTGCGGGGAAAAGGTCTATCAGGGGACGAAGCCTGCCGCGTGCAAGGAATGTAAGGGAACGGACTTCACGAAGATCATGGTCTGGCAACCCAGATTTGAGTATCCCGCGACGACCGCTTGGATGTTCGACCGCACGCTTCACTTCCAATACTGGCGTCAGTACAAGCACACCCCAGAGTACAAGCGGCAGGCCCCCTCGGGCATCGTGGAGACGATGAGCTGTATCGGCTGCACGTTCCTGATGGAGCGGAAGCGGTTCAAGAAGCTCGGGGGAATGGATGAATCCCACGGCTCCTGGGGTCAGTACGGAACGGAGCTCGCCTGCAAAGCTTGGCTCTCCGGCGGGCGGATGGTCACGAATCTCGATACCTGGATTTCGCATCTGTTCCGCACGGGGAACTTCGGACAGAACGGAGAATCCTCCTGGCCGTACCCGATCAACCAGCGGGACGTGGACAAGGCACGGGAGCATTCCAGGGATTTGTGGCTGAAAGATGCGTGGCCATTGGCCGTCCGTCCGTTATCATGGCTCATTGAGCACTTTGCTCCCGTGCCGTCGTGGCATGATGAATCAGGTGCTACCACTGAGACGTAAGCGTTTCGCCCGTGCTGAAACTCTGGCAATGACTACCTCGCGGTTCCTCTGGTAATAGTCGCGTGCTGCTGCTTTCCGATGCTCGGTTTTCCGCCGCTTTCTGTCATATGCTCTCTGGCACGTCTTGCAGAACCGCTTCCCATTGCAAGCTC